TCTACTACTGCTTGGTCGCAATTTTTTAGTAATGGCCTTCAATCCAGCACTACTAAAGGCAGCACTAGTGGTTACGTCAGAGCAGTAAGAAGAATCCCTATTTAATTAAGAGGAATTAAAATGAACAAAATACTTAAAGCATGGAACTACTTAATGGCTCGATTAAAAGAGCCTTCTACCTACGCAAGTGTGGCAGCACTCGCAACGATGGCGGGTGTGAATATTGATGCAACGCCTGTTGTGCATGACAGCTTAACTGCCGCTAGTGTCGTGTTTGGTATGATTGGACTGTTTGCATCAGAAGGTAAATAATATGAGCACCTATTTTAAACAAGAAGAATTTGAGTGCCACTGCGGATGCGGGGAAAAAGAAGTAAACCCTAAGCTCGTAGAGCTACTTAATCGCATCCGTGAGTCGTTTGGTAAGCCAATTACCATTATGAGCGGTAGAAGATGTGAAGCACACAACACGAAAGTGGGAGGTGCAAAGCATAGCCAGCACGTCTTAGGCAACGCAGCCGATATTAAAGTAAAAGGTGTTGAACCTCGCGAAGTGCAAGAATACCTCATGAAGCATTTTGATGACGAATGCAAAGGTCTTGGACGCTACAATTCTTTTACGCATATTGATGTTCGTGATGGTAAGATTGCTCGTTGGAATGGATAACATTTTTACTGTAAAATGTTGCGCAAGTGGCATTTTTTATTAACAGAAGGCAAAGGACATGGACCTTAATCGCGATAGTTTAAAGGCACTTTTCTTGGAAGCTCTGCAAGAGCATCATGAAGAAGTAATTGACTCTCATGCATCACATCACGAATGGATACAAGAAAGAATAGAAGCTGAAAAGTTAAAGAAAGAGATGCTTAAAAAAGTAACAGAAGCCGCAATCCAATGGTCAGTTGCTGGTCTTTTAGGAGCAGCGGCTTATTGGATGCAAGCGCATTTTAAGCCATAAAAGATAGACTACACGCGGTACAAATACTATAATTTAATAAAAATGTGCCTGCTGCAACAGCTCGCTTGTGATAACTTGGAGTCATTATGAGCAACAATAGCAGCGTAACATACACAACACTACTTACAGACCTTCGACGATACCTAGAACGTGGTTTCACGCAAGAGTCTGATCCATACGTTTATGAGCAACTTCCTCGGCTTATAACGCTTGCTGAACGCAGAATTTCCCGTGAACTTAAAGTCACAGGATTTATTGTGCCAGTCACCACAACATTGCTTGCTGGCGTTTCAGTTTATCCAAAACCTGATAGATGGCGTGAAACCGTATCAATGCATATTGGTACTAATGCAATTCACGGCAGATCCTATGAGTATATTCGCAATTATTGGCCTGACAGTGAAGAAACTGGCACACCAGAGTATTATGCTGATTATGATTATTTTCATTGGTTAATTGCGCCAACACCTGCTACTGACACCACCATAGAGATCCTTTATTACGAGCAACCACGATTTCTCGGTGAAGAAACTCAAACAAACTTCATTACTGACTTTGCGCCAGATTTATTGCTGTACGGTACGTTACTTGAAGCAGCACCTTATCTTAAAAATGATGCACGCTTGCAAACTTGGCAAACGCTTTATGATCGTGCAGCGCAATCACTTAATGGCGAAGATCTGCAACGCATTCTTGACCGAACTGCAATTAGGAATAAAGCATAATGACAACATCATACAATTACGTTTTTGGCGGTGCTACCGTCTATCCATCTGAAGTTAGCTACGAATCATTAACGCTGACAGCAAACGTACAATTAAGCTGGCCGGAAGAAACTTCTGCGTCAAGCAATCTTGCTGCTAAGATTATTGATATTCAAACTGTTACGGCTGGATTAAAGATTTTACTTCCTGATGCACAAAAAGCAGGAACTGGTCAGACAATCTTATTCAACAATATTGGCACGCAAACTATCATCATTGCTAATTATGATGGAACACAAGTGGTGTCGATTGCAACTGGGACACTGAGGCAAGTTTATTTAACAAACAATTCAACATCTGCTGGCGTATGGCGTTCACTGCAATATGGTGCGGCTACTTCACAAACTAATGCATCCTCATTAGCTGGAACAGGCATTGTTGCAGTTGGCACTGTGTTATCACAGTCTGTGCCAGTCACCACTTTTAGTGCTAACTTTACATTGGGCGTTACAGATCGCGCCAAGATGTACAACTGGACGGGTGCAGGGGGTATCGTCACATTCCCATCGGCTGCAACGGTTGATAACTGGTTTATTTATTTGCGAAATTCTGGAACGGGTGCAATTGTTGCAACACCAGCAGGAACAAACACAATTGATGGTTTAGCATCGTTAAGTTTTCAACCTGGTGAATCAGCTATTATTGCATCGGATGGCAGTAACTTTTACACCATAGGATTTGGTCAACCTGCGACATTTGCGTTTGATTACACGTCTATTGCTGTAGCAGGCACTGGCACCTATACACTTTCTGGATCTGAATTAAATCGAGTTGCTTACAATTTTACCGGCTTATTAACTGGCAATCGCACCATCATTGTTCCAACCACAGTACAGCAATATTGGATAACCAATAGTACAACAGGTGCCTATACGTTTACAGTTAAAACTGCTGCTGGTGCTGGCGTTACGATTACACAAGGTCAGCGTGGTATTTATTACTGCAATGGCACTGATTTTCTTATTGCCGATACTGCCTCTATTGCACTTCCAATTGATATTTCGCAAGGTGGTACTGGCGCATCAACTGCGGGTGGTGCACTAATCAATTTAGGTGGTGGATCCACTGGTATTAATATTTTTTCTGCTGTTACTCAGACTAATGCATGGACTGCGTTGGGTACTGCTCAGTCTGGTAATGTCAATGGTGGGACGTTCTAATGAGTACCATCATCTTAAAGTCAGATCCTGGCATTAAACGTGACGGAACCAAGTTTGAAGGTAATTCTTACGTTGATGGCCAGTGGGTTCGCTGGCAACGTGGTCTTCCACGCAAGATTGGTGGATTTAGATCAACAACCAAATATTTGCCAGAAAAAAGCACGGGTTTAACTAATATAAACAAAGGCGACTTTGTTTATATGCACTCTGGATCGGCTACTGAGCTAAATAGACTCACCATTGATGCAAGTTATAACAGCTCGATTATTACGAGTAGAACACCAATAGCGGTTGTATCAACTGGAAGTGTAACTTTAACTGGTGGTGCTGCTGGCGTTGTTAGCATGATTACCATAAATGGCGTAGATATTATGTCTGCGCCTGTTGCTTATACAGTCAGCTTGTCTGCTACTGCAACGGCTGTTGCGGCAAATATTACTGCTTACACGTCTTTCCCAAATTATGCTGCAACCGCAGTTGGCACAACTATTACGATTACATCCACTAACACTGGATCTATTTATAACGGTTATGTAGTCGTTGCAACCACAACAACGATTACCACTACAAAAGTGGATATGTCTGGTGGATCTGAAGCATTAATTGAAGATTCCGACAACAAGTGGATGTTTGACTATCAGTATGATTCATCAACGACTGCTAACTCAATATTGGCGCATTGCGCACCGAATAACTCTTATGCAACTAATGACACCGTAGGACAAATATTTTATGGCGATGCATTTGGCACAGTACCACTTAAAGACATTCGACTTCCAACAGGTGCTAATGTGGCTGGTGGCATCGTATCGCTTCATCCATATCTTTTTTACTATGGTGGTGATGGTATTGTTGGCTGGAGTGTTGCTGGTGACTTCACAGATCTATCAGGTTCTGGCTCTGGCATTGCGCGTCCTTGGGGTACAAAAATAATAAAAGGCATGCCGCTGCGTGCTGGTAGCGGTAACGCTCCTGCTGGTCTATTTTGGGCGTATGACGCTGTTATTCGTACAACCTTTACTGGTGGCGCAACTGTGTTTCAGTTTGACGTTATAGCCACAGGCACGTCAATTATTTCACCAGATTCTGTTGTGGACTATGACGGTATTTATTATTGGGTTGGTGTTGATCGGTTTATGATGTTTAACGGCGTGGTGCGTGAAGTAGCAAACCTAATGAACCTAAATTATTTCTTTGAAGGTATCAATCAAAACGAACGTCAAAAAGTGTTTGGATTTAAGGTGCCTCGATTTGGTGAGATTTGGTGGTGTTATCCTCGTGGTGATGCAACCGAGTGTACACATGCTGTTATCTACAATGTGCGTGAGCAGACTTGGTATGATACTGAATTACCAAACGCAGGCAGAACATCGGCAACGTATAGCAATTTATTTGTTGCGCCAATTTCAGCCGGTCTTGATGCGGTCAATAATGATTATCATGTTTGGATTCATGAAAAAGGTGTTAATCAAATTTATGAAAACACCATACAGCCTATTTACAGCTTTTTTGAAACGGCTGATTTATCATCACCAGCACAAGGAAATTCAAATTGGCACGAGATTTCTATTATTGAACCAGACTTTGTGCAAAGCTCTGACATGACGGTACAAGTAATTGGTCGTTCTAACGCTCGCGCACCAGAAGTTTACGGAACTATTTATGCATTTCCAGATACTGCTGAGGCAACTTATCAACAAATCGTCACATTAAAAGAACAACGTAGAGAATTAAGACTTCGATTTGAGTCCAATGCAATTGATGGTGATTATCAAATGGGGCAGATTATTGCGCATATTGACGTTGGCGACGGTACGGTGACAGGATGATTAGAATTACATTACCAACTGGATTACAACTTCAAGACTGGGCAGATCAACTGTCACTTGATTTGGATCCTTATGGTGCAATTAGAAGATTAAATGACATACAAAAATGGCAGGATTGGGCAGTACAATTTGTGAGCAGTACGACATTGCCACAAAATGCACCGAATCCGTATAACTTTGATGATTGGCAAGAATGGGCAGAGCGTTTCTGCGAGGTAACAAATGGATAAACAAATATTAGTAGAATTAGTTCGCGGAAACCCAGCTTATCAGCAAGCGATTACGCAGATGGAGCAAAAGTTTGCAGATCAGCC